CCGTTCAGCCAGTCCGCCACCTTCTGCAAAGCGGAGACAAAGCTGCGGATGGTCGGCATCAGGATTTCACCGAAGGAAATGGCAAGCTCCTGGAGCTGCGATTTCAGAATGGTCAGCTGGCCTTCCAGGTTGTCCTGCATGGTTTCCGCCATGCGCTGGGACGTGCCGTCGCAGTTTTCGATGGCCGAGGACAGCTTGTTGATATCCGCTTCCCCTGCGTTCATCAGCGCGAGGAAGCCGGACATGGCGTTCTTGCCCACCAGCGCCTCCGCGGCGGCGGCCTGCTCGGATTCGGACAGCTGTGAGAATGCCACGCGGCAGTCGGCAAGGATATCGGAAAGCTCCCTCATGGAGCCGTCCGCGTTGGTGGTCTGGATGGTGACCGTCCCAATGGCGTCGCCGCAGATTTTCACTTCCCCGGCGAGGTTGTTCATGATGGTGCGCAGGGACGTGCCCGCTTGGGAGCCCTTGATGCCCGCGTTCGCCATCAGGCCGATGGCCTCGGCGGTGTCCTCCACGGAGAAGCCCAGGGCGCCCGCGATGGGCGCGGCGTACTTGAAGGTTTCGCCCATCATGGAAACATTCGTGTTGGCGTTGCTGCTGGCGGCGGCAAGCACGTCCGCGAAATGCCCGGAATCGGCGGCGGAAAGCCCGAAGGCCGTCAGCGCGTCAGTCACGATGTCGGACGTAGTGGCGAGGTTCTCGCCGGACGCGGCGGCAAGGTTCATGATGCCCTCAATGCCGCCAAGCATATCCTCGGTCTTCCAGCCGGCCATCGCCATGTATTCCATTGCGGATGCCGCCTCGGATGCGGAGAACTTCGTCTTACTGCCCATCTCGCGGGCCTTGTCGCGCAGCTTGTCCAAATCGTCCCCGGTCGCTCCGGAGATGGCCGCCACCTTGCTCATTCCGGTGTCGAAATCAGCGGCGGTCTTGACGGCGGCAGTGCCCAGCCCCACGACTGCGATGGTCGCGGGGAGCATCTTCTCACCGACGCCGGAGACCTTGTCGCCCATCTCCTTCAGCTGTTCGCCTTTTGCAGCTACCTCCTGGACGGCGGTCGCGGATTGCTTTGCCTGTTCCTCCAGGCGGCGCAGTTCTTCGGTGGTCTCGATGATCTCCCGCTGAAGCGCGTCATACTGCGCCTGGGTGATGTCGCCGTTGGCAAGGGCGACGTTGGCCTGCTCCCCGGCGGTCTTCAGCGTGTCCAGTTTTGTGCGGGTCTCCCCGATGGCGTCGCCGAGAAGCCGCTGCTTCTGGGAGAGCAGTTCCGTGTTCGTGGGGTCCAGCTTTAAGAGCTTATCCACGTCCTTCAGCTGCGCCTGCGTGTCCTTTATTTCTTTGTTGACGTTCTGCAGCGCCTTCGACAGGCCTGTGGTATCGCCGTCAATAGTAACGGTCAGGCCTTTTATGGATCGGCCTCCGGCCATGTGAACCCCTCCTTCCCGGAAAATCTGTTCTTAACCATTTTAGGATTGAAAATCCGTGGTTTTTGTGGTAACCTTGCTTTATAAAGCAAGGCTTCTCTGATCGTGGAGAGCTGATGCGAGCATTCCCTTATTCATGGAGAATGCGGTGTGCGCGGGTTGATTCAACAACCTGGCGGCATCTGTTCGTGTAACTGAAAGAATCTTATTCAGGGACATCGAATTTGACAGGATCACCTGTCGGATTCGATGTCCCTTTTTTAATAACGAAAGGAGCGTGTCCCCTATGAAGAAGAAAACCATCATCCTCGTGGACGGCGAAAACGTCAGCGAGAAGAACGCGGAGCGGATCGTCGCCATCACCGACCGCCTCGGCAGCGTCGCCGAGCGCAGGGTGTACCATCACAGGAAGGACCGTTACACGCAGCGGTGGACCACAAAAGCCAAAGACGGCAGCTTTAAGGATGTCGGCCTGCGGGGCGGACCCGCGAATAACAAAATAGACCGCAGAATCCAGGAAGACGCGAGGCAGTACCTGAAGCAGCCCGATATTGGCATGGTCTGTGTCGTCACTTCCGACGGCGGTTTCCGCTGCCTTGCGGAGGACGCCGCTGCCGCCGGGAAGCGCCTGTGCTTCATCGGCGGGAAGAATCCGTCCCGCAGGCTGCGTAATACCGGAGCACAGTTCATGCGGATGAAATGATCAGAAACGGTCGAAATCCTCTTGGGAGGCAAGCTGCCTGTAGCTGTCCTGGCACTCGTCGTTCCTGCTCTCGTTGTACATTTCATTCACGAGCCCTATTGTCAGCAGATCCAGTTCGCTGATATGGAGCCCGATCTGGACGCAGCGGAGCAGGAACAGCGCCGTGGTCATCGGCCGTTCTGTGGCACGAAGTTTTTTTTACTCTCCACGTCCGTCCGCAGGTTCAGTCCCCAAAGCTCAATGATCTGCGGAAGCACCTGGTAGATGGAGAAGGTGTTGAACTGCTCCAGCCATTCCTCCGGGGAATCCGGCACGGACGGGTCGGCGTGGCGCGCCATGATGTAGGAGATATTCTCGAACAGTTCCAGGGAGAAAGTGTCCAGCGTGGACGCGCCTTCGTCGCTGCCCTCCATCGCCTTCTGCAAGGCGTCGAGGTCGCGGTAGATATCCCTGTGGAACTTCACCCGGTACAGCCGGGGGATGGCGGCGGAGGCACGGAACGTGACCTCCTGACCGTCAATCCGGATCGTCTTCGTCACAGCCATCTCTTAGCCCTCCCCGTTGTCGTCGCCGCCGTCTTCCGCGGCGGGCAGGTATACCGCGCCATACCAGCCCTCATACGTGGCGGTATCCGTGGTGTCGCCGGTCTTGGCCTTCACCGTGCCGTCGGGCAGCGGGGACGCCTTGATGGTGAGCGTTTCCGTCTGCACTTCCTTGCTCTCCTCGTTCGTCTTGCCCTCGATGCCGGGACGGGACGCCGCGCAGTTGTACAGCACATGGCGGATGTGCTTCTGGTCGCCGTCAAACTCGAACAGCAGGGCGAACGCGGCCAGGTTGGACTCGGAATTCTCGATCAGCACGCCGTTGGCGTCCAGCGTCTCCTTCAGCACGTCAGTGCGGAAGCTCTCCGGGATCATGGCCAGTTCCAGGTCGCCGTCGTAGCCCATGTTGTTGTTGATGACGTAGTACACGCCGCCGTCCGCGTAAAAATTCTCCGGCTCGCCATTGGCGTCCAGGGAGAGCGACACCGCGCCGGGGACCGGCACGGGCGTGCCGAAGGACGGCACGTTCTGAGCCGAGAGCGTGAGCAGGGCGTAGTGTACGTTTTTCAGGTTGAACTTTACCTTGTTCTTGGGCATTGCTATATCCTCCTTCAGTCGGTTCTTAAGACTTCGGTGGAATACAGCGCCTCGTACAGGCGCTCGGTATCGATCCAGACCTCGGTCTTCTCATAAAAAACGCCGTGCCTGTCCAGCACGGTCTCCAGACGCCGTTCCATATCCGGCTGCTTCCTGTCTGTGTAAAGCTCGATGTGGAGAGCGTCTATCCTCTGGTACACGATCCCGTCTGCGGAGAAGTTGTCCGAGGACGGGAACAGGAAAACGAGGAAAGGCGGGTCCGGCGACTCGCCCTCGGCAAAATGGTCGTAGGCCAGCGGCAGGCCCGCTTCCTCCAGCATTTCAACAATTGCGTCATAGGTCATGCGTCTATCCTCCCAGCGCCTTTTCCAGTTCGCGCTCAATCTCCTCGGCGGCATGGTCCTCGGCGGGCGCGATGTGCGGGATGGCGCGGACCCGCCCGCCGCCGCGCTTGGCGTGCCCATGCTCCAGCAAGTGCGCCAGCATATACCGGCTCGGCGAATACACCGTGACCTCGATGCTGGCGGAATCCTCGGCGGTCACCTTATATGTCCAGGATTTGGCATAGCGGCCGGTGCGCACAGGCGCGGAGGCGTTGATGTCGTCCTTCACGATCTTGCCGCCCTTCTTCACGGCCTTTTTCACTTCGTCGATGCCGGTTTCCGAGAACTTGTTCAGTTCCTCCATGATGACGTCCGCCATCTGATCAATGCTTACCCTCTGATAACTCATGGCGTCACCTCTCCGTCAGGATGGTATGGAACTTCCGGCTGTTGCGTTTGAAGCCCATATCATCTATGCTGATGATGTCGTAAATCCTGCCGCCCAGCAGAACCCGGTATTCCTTCGAGTTGACGGCGGCGGTTTCGGAGGACCAGCGGACGGTAATGTCCAGCCGGTCCGCCTCCTGCGTGTATCCCGCGTTCTGTGTCTCTTCGGCGCTTTTCCCGCTGGCGACGGCGGTCGCCCAGCAGGAAAACCAGTCCTTCCAGACGGAGGTGTGGTTCCTGTACTGGTCAACGGCGGTTTCGTTTTTCTGGATGGTGATCCGTGTCCGTAACGCCCCGATGTCCATTACACCACCCCTTCCCGGATGCCGAAGAGCAGGGAACGCAGCGTGAGCGTCAGCGCGTGGTGGTCGGCTTCCTCCCGATGCTCAAAAAGATAGCCCAGCGCATAGAGTATCGCCACGCGCATGGTTTCCCGGACGGCGGCAATCTCCGCGCAGGAATACCTGTCGGAGCGGCGCTTGTCCGAATCAATGTCCGCCCACTGTTCATCGGTCAGCCGCGCGACATCCACGCACAGCCGGGCGGCCGCGGATAAAAGGGCGCCGGCCACGGCGTCCTCATCCGCTGTATCCAGGCGAAGGTACTCCTTCGCCTCCGCAAGCGTGATCAGCGTCATGGCCGGCGCCTCCTTTCATCAGCCCTGGCCGCCGCCCATAGCCATGACCTGCATGGCCTCCGGCAGGATCAGCTTGCCGTCGACGCGCTGTGTGCCGATGAAGCCCACCTGGTCGGTGACGGCGTAAAGCTCGTTCAGGCGCTTGAGAGTGCGGCTCTGGCGGTCGGCGATCCAGTAATAGCTGAAGTCGCCGAAGAGCAGGACCTTCTTGCCCGCGTCGTCCGCGGCGGTCCCGGTGATGCCGGGCATGTAACCGCTGGTGTAGATCGGGCGGCCCAGGATGGTATCCGGCTTGCCGACCTCAAGGCCCGGCTTCCAGATGTAGTTGTCGTTCTTGTCCTTGATCAGCATCAGCTGCAGCAGCAGGGTCTCGTTGCACAGGAAGGATGCCTTCCGGCGGTACGGGGACTTGAGGCTGTAATACAGCTTGTAGATGTTATCAAAGTGGACGGTCTCGGCATCATCGGTGATGTTGCCGGCAGACGGGGACAGGCTGGTCAGGATGCCGGTGGGCTGGCTGGGCGTGACCTGCGGGTTGGCGGAAGGCCCGGTGCCGTTGATGAAGGCATCCTCCTCCGCGTTGCCGAAACGGACGCCGAAACGCTGCGCGATGTGCGCGGCGATATTGAAGGCGCTGTCGTTCAGCAGCTCATTGCTGACCTTGATCATGCAGCCCAGCTTGTAGGCGGACAGGGTTTCCTGCGCAAAGCTCATGTCGGATTCCTGGATGGCCGCGCCCTCCTCGATCCAGGAAGCGGAGCCGGAATCGGTCGCAATCGGGATGGTGCGGGTGCCGGAGTTGGTATGGATGGTGTGCGCCAGGGTGCGGAAGATGTTGTTCTCCTCAAGCCCCTGGATCAGCTGGCGTTCAAACTCGTCCGGGACGGTAAAGCCGCCGTTCTCGTTGACGCCAACGGAAAGCGCGTCGCGCACTTCCAGGCTGTTGTTGCCGCGCATCATGTCCCAGAAAGCCTTGTTGTAGGCATCGGTCGCGGTCGGACGCGCGGGCTTGCGGCTGTCCGCCTTCGGATCGGTGTGGACGGGCGCGGAGGTCGGAGCGGACAGCTTTGCGTCCATCTCCATCTGGTCCTCCAGGCGCCTGATCTCATCGCCCAGGGCCTTCACGTCGGCGGCCATCCTGTTGTACTGCTCCACGGCGTCGGCGGCGACAAGGCCGTTCTCGTCGCGGTGCTGCTCCAGATATGCCTTGGTCTGCTCCCACAGGGTATTGCGCTTGTTGCGAAGTTCGATAATCTTGCTCATGGTATAACCCTCCAAAAATGTAGTTGATGGCATGAAAAAAGCCGGGCCCCTCATCTGAGGAAGTCCAGCTGATTTCTGAGTATCTGATAGGGCATAGCCCCATCCTCCGTCCTGCCGTCCATGCCGATCACGGGAGCGGACGGCGGCTCCTCCGTGTCGCCGGTGACGCCCAGGCGGTCAAGGATCGCCATGTCCATCACGCGGGTGGAGAAAAGCTGCGCCTCGACGGGCGGCGAACCGTCCTCCGGCGCGGCGGCGTCCTCCTCAGGCTTTTTGCCGTCGTAGAGGACTTCATCGGCAAAGCCCAGCTCCACAGCCTTTTTCGCGTTGAGCCAGGTCTCTTCCGACATGAGGTCGGCGATCCTGCCCCGGCGCAGGCCGCTCTTGGTGGCGTAGGCGTTGACAATGGCTTCCTTGACTTCGTTCAGCGCGGCGATGGCCTTCTCCATGTCGCGGGTATTGCCCATTGCCACAGTGGACGGATCGTGCAGCATCAGGAGCGCGGTCGGGGACATCTGCACCGTATCGCCCGCCATCGCCACCACCGACGCGGCGGAGGCGGCAAGGGACGCGACCTTCACAGTGACCTTCCCGGCGTAGTCCTTCAGCATGGTGTAAATCTCGGCGGCGGCGAACACGTTCCCGCCGGGCGAATTGATCCAGACGGTGACGTCGCCCTCCTCGGCTTCAAGGTCCTCGCGGAACATCTGTGGCGTGATTTCATCGCCCCAGAAGTTCTCGCTGTCGATAGGGCCCTCCAGCCGGAGGACGCGGCCGCCGCCGTCGTCATGAATCCAGTTCCAGAACTTTTTCATCTCTTCCTCCTGTTCGTGGTCTTCTCAGTTTCCTCCGGTTTTTCCGCCGGTTCGGGCGGTGTATCTCCGGCGCTCTTTCCCGCGTCCTGCAACCTGACGTAGCCGCCGTTGAGATAGTAATCGTCCCCGCCTTTCTCGGCGGGTATCAGGTTCATGTTCTCAAGGCGCCGGCAGTCGTTGGGCGACAGGAAGCCGTTCCCAATGCCCGTGGCGTAACCGCGCATACGGCTCTGGTAGTCGCCGCGCAGGAGCCCGTCCACATTGAATTTCGGGAAATACACGTCCTGCTCGTCCGGGAGCAGCAGGTCTTTCACGATGGCCTGCTCGAAGCGCACCAGCCAGGGCGTCAGGGTATGCACCACGAAGTCGATGGACTGATGCTCAATGTTCGAGAAGGTGGCATGCTCCAAATCCTGCACCAGGTGCGGCGGCACACGGAAGATACGGCATATCTCGTTCACGCCGAACTGCCTGGTGGAGAGAAACTGGCTGTCCTCCGGCGGAAGCGATATGGCTTTGTACGCCATGCCCTCTTCCAGCACTGCCACGCGATGGGCATTGCCGGGGCCGCCATAAATCTGCGACCAGTTTTCCCTCAGCTTTTCCGGGTTCTTCAACACGCCGGGATGCTCCAGCACGCCGGACGGCTGTGCGCCATTCTTGAAAAAGGCACTGCCGTATTTCTCCACCGCCAGCGTGGTGCCGAGACTGTTCTTCATCATGGCGATGGGCGAAAAGCCCACCAGCCCGTTGAAGCCCAGGCCGGGGACATGGAATATCTCGTCCGCCCGGAAGAAGATATCCTTATCCCGCTCTCCCGGTTTTTCGTCGGTGTAGGCGTGGTAGATGTAGTAGATGCGCCCATTCTCGTCCCTGTCCACTTCCACGTTCTCCGGCAAAAGCGGATAAAGGGAAACGACATTATTCCTGCCGTCCCGGATGACTTGTGAGTAGGCATTGCCATATAAGAGCAAATGCGTCATCAAAGTCTCAAAGTATGAGAAGCTGGTCATTTCCGGGTTGGGCTGGCGGTAGAGCAGCTTATACAGCGGATGATCCGTGGCGCGTTCCTTATCACGCCCGGCGTCACCGGTATACTTGTACAGGTGCAGCGGCAGTCCCGCCACCGATTCCGCCAGCAGACGCACACAGGCATACACCGTAGCGATCTGCATGGCGGATTTCTCGTTGACCGTCTCGCCGGCGTCGGACTTACCGAACACAAAGGTCTGCCCGGAATCACGAACGCTGTCGTTCACCTTGGGAGCGTCCCTCGCGCTGATGCCCAGCCATTCTCTCAGTCCCATTGTTTATCCCCCCAATAAAAATGGACCTCCCGGATGTCCGGGAAGCCCGCGCTTTTTCACGATATAAGGATACTACATTTCTCAAGATGAATCTTATCAGAAAGTGGACAATCCATGCTGACGCTCATAATCCCTGAGCTGTGGGAATGCCCGTCCGTTGAAGAAGCGATAATAATACCGCATGGCGTTCTGCATAGAACTGCGCTGATTATCCTGCTCCCTGATCTGGAGCAGCGCCTTGTACATGGCGCTGTCATCCGCAACCACGTTGTCGAGGCTGGTATTCAGAATACGCTCGGCTTTCCGCGCCTTCACCATTCTGGAACTGACCCCTTTTTCGCCCACGCACTCGAGGAGATATGCCTTGAACGGTTCCTCACGCATGATTCTCACACCCTTTCCGCTACATTTTGTGATATAAGTATAGCAGAAAAAGGTGCAGCCGTACATTGATAATTTCCCGGATAAATCCCCGGTTGCGTCAGAACGACAGCAGGCCGCGGGTATCGTAGACGCTTTCCCCGTTGTCCAGTCCACAGCGGATAGCACGGTCCAGCGCCATGATGGTCGCCACCGCTCCGTCGATTTTCTCCGTGCTCTTTTCCTTGTCTGCCTTGATGTTCCCCGCAGGGTCGGTGCGGATAAAGATGTTGTCCATCATCCAGCGCAGAACGGGATGGCCGCCGTGGGCGATCCGCTTCTCCAGCACCAGCTTCATCAGCTCCTTCGTAGGCGGGGACATGTCCTTGAAGCCCTGCCCGAAGGGCACGACGGTAAAGCCCATGCCCTCAAGGTTCTGCACCATCTGCACAGCGCCCCAGCGGTCAAAGGCAATCTCTCGGATGTTGAAGCGTTCGCCCAGCCCTTCGATGAATTTCTCGATGTAGCCGTAATGGATGACGTTGCCCTCGGTGGTCATCACCACACCCTGCCGCTCCCACACATCATAGGGAACGTGATCCCGCTTGACGCGCAGGTCGAGCGTGTCCTCCGGCACCCAGAAATACGGCAAAATATAATACTTGTCATCCTCATTTTCGGGAGGGAAAACCAGTACGAATGCCGTAATATCTGTAGTGGAGGACAGGTCGAGCCCGCCGTAGCAGACGCGCCCTTCCAGATCGTCAGGGGAAAACGGGAACGCGCAGGCGTCCCACTTGTCCATCGGCATCCAACGCACCGACTGCTTTACCCACTGGTTAAGGCGCAGCTGGCGGAAGGAATTCTCCTCGCCGGGGTTTTGCTTGGCGGATTCGCAGGCGGCCTTCACCTTGTCGATGCCAACCGTGATGCCCAGGGAGGGGTTTGCTTTCTTCCACACCTTGGGATCCGTCCAGTCCTCGTCCTCGGATGCGCCGTAGATGACGGAGTAGAAGGTGGGGTCGATTTTCCGCCCCGCCTGAATGTCCAGCGCCTTCTGGTGTACCTCGTAGCAGATGCTGTTGGTGTCGTTCCCGGCAGTGGTGATCAGGAAATACAGTGGCTGCATCCGCGCGTCGCCGGAGCCCTGGAGCATGACGTCGAACAGCTTTCTGTTGGGTTGCGTGTGAAGCTCGTCAAAGATGACGCCGTGGGTATTGAAGCCGTGCTTATTCGCCACGTCTGCCGAAAGCACCTGGTAGGAGCTGTTGGTGGGCAGATAGGTGATTTTCTTCTGGGATTCCAGTATCTTCACCCGCTTGGACAGCGCTGGGGAGAAGCGCACCATGTCCACCGCCACGTCAAAAACGATTTTCGCCTGGTTGCGGTCTGCGGCGCAGCCGTACACCTCGGCGCGCTCTTCGCCGTCACCGCATAAAAGAAGCAAGGCAACGGCGGCCGCAAGCTCGCTCTTGCCTTGCTTCTTGGGTATCTCGATGTATGCCGTGTTGAACTGCCGGTAGCCGTTGGGCTTCAGTATGCCGAACAGGTCGCGGATGATCTGCTCCTGCCAGTCGATTAGTTCAAAGGGCTGTCCTGCCCAGGTGCCTTTCGTGTGGCACAGGGACTCTATAAACATGACGGCAAAGTCGGCGGCATCCTTATCGTAGCGGCTGTCCTTCGCCATGAACTTCGTCGGTTTGTATTTCTTCAGCTTGCGCACAGACACTGTATCATCACCTCCATGTATGAAAATAGTCGCGCAACGATTGACGCGACTGCAAAACAGCTCATGAATTTATTGAAGACTGCTGGGCAACCTCTTGACGAAAGGGCCCCTCATCGCATATTATGAGTATGGCTGAGGGGCGTCATCCTCTCGGTGTGGCTGACACCTAAAATCCGAACAGGTGCAGAACTTGTGTGTCTGCGGTTGGCGGGCAACGATAAAACCCGTGTTGATGTAGGACATATGGGCCTACGGATGGCGGACATCGATAAAATCAGTCATTAAGGGAGACGAGTGGCGCCACGGCGTCACAGCCTCCCTTAAATTATTCATGAGGAACAGAGCCTTCCGGCTCCGATCCTGTGGTTATTCGGTAGTCGCTTCCTCAGTGCGCCATCGCCCAGGCAATCGCGTGGCCGTCATCCTTGAACTCGACATCGCTGACCGCCCGCAGCCCAATGGTGCCTTCGCAAGAATGGTCATCGGTCAGGAATTCGTAGGCCGCCCCATAGTAGCAGGGCTTGTTGTGCTGGTAGTAATAACCGGCGACGACCACCTTCTCGCCGAAGGTCAGGAGCTTGCTCCAGCGGCATTCGAGGTCTTCCGGGGTCGTGGGGTTCGGCAGGCGGTAGGTCTTCA